GATGCGTCATAGAATTTTGAAGTTGACAGTAACTCGCGTAACTGCTCTTCGGTTACGCCGTCTTTCTCCATAAGGGTACGCAGTTCACCTTTAACAGGTGTACCGGAACTGCTGAAAATAGAGGCTATATTTTCATAGTTAAGATCGAGGCAGTCTGCAAGGCCGTGACGATTTTTAGCGTCCCAGCATGGATGATGCGTGGTATAAATCACACGCTTGCCGCCCTGTGCCTTATTGGCACCTTCCGTTGCCACAATCATGGTTTTATAGTTGATAAAAAGGACAGCATCCGCCCACTCTTTAACTAGTGGTGCAGATTGTTTAGTTAATTTCAACTCCCATCTGTCAAATTGTCCGGCCTCATCTGGTAACTCCTGCTTACGCATCTTTGCATGAGCGGTCAAAATGACATTTTTGCCACTGGCAATTACTTCATCCAACGCACTTAAAAAACGTTCTATTTCCTCAGCAAGATAGGTGTAACCCTTGCCATATCCAAAAGACTCAATGCTAGGTTGTTTGAATCGTTTGCAGATATAATCACTTGCCAATTGTTCAGCCCAATCAATAGTGTCTATAACCAAAGTCTTGCAGCAGTCTTCTTTTGCTACGTCTTTAATAGTAGCAAGTAAAGACTCCCAGTCTTTCTCACACTCAATACGAGCCACATTTAAATGAGCGGTGCCGCCCTCGGTATCAATAAATAAAGGTTCTGGGGCCTCAGATGCTAGAGTGGTCTTGCCGATACCCTCTGGGCCATACATCACCACTTTTTGAGGGCGTGTGATGATACCTCTTGTTACTTTTATAGCCATTTGTTAAAATTCTCCTAGAATAAGTTACTATTTAGGGCCTAGTTCTTTATTGCTACTAGGCTTTCTTTTCCTTGTACTTTGGCGATATATTCACCAATTAGCTCTTCTGTTTTCTTCTTGCCCAACTCCTTCTCAATGCTAGTTAATGTTTTTAATTTCGTGGTTGTTTCATAGGGCTCAATGTTGATGCTATTAAGCATCTTTGCCACTGCTTCCTCATTGATGATTTTTCTTGTTGACCTGGCAGAGAGTTTAAAGCCCTGCCACTCTTTGCCGGCTTTAGCGCAATTAAGTGCATATTCGTCAACTTTCTTGAGCCAGTCCATAAGGGCGGATTCTTTAAGCAGAATGTTGTTAATTTCTTCATCTGTGAGACTTGTACAATCATCGCCTTTTTCAAAGGTAGCAATAATTTCATTAAACTGTTCCTGATGCGCCCGGCATTTAACAATGTTTCGACACCACCGACACCAAGCCCCACAGTTATATACACCTCCGGACATCGCTTCTTCAGCCTTGACTTTAAACATTTTGGCAGATTCTATAAGGTCATCACGACTTATTTCAAAGGTGCTTATGTTGTTTTTGTTGGGTTGAATAATGCTTAATTCAATATTTTCAATGTCACTTGTTATCAAGTCGAAGGTATCCAGTGCTCCCAGTGCATACAACTCTAATTGTGTGTTTTTCTTAGCACTGACAAAATTAACTCCGTTCTTGTAATCAACAATATGCATAGTCTTATCATTAATGATGATGCAGTCAGCAGTACCGAAAGAATTAGGCGCAGTGTAGTTGGAATAATCAACTTTTTTCTCCACCAGAACAATCGATCCCTGCTCAATATGGCTTTTAATAAAGTCACAGTAGAGTTGAGCGTTTTCCTCATCTATAGCGTCATAGATGTATTGAGGACGTTCAGCTTCCTGATGTAAAACTTCGGTCAGTACCTTATAAGCGCATAATTCATGCACTTCAGTGCCCTTTTGTGCTGCCTCACCGGCATTGTCTGGCAGGTCTTTGCAAGCAAGCACTGAGGCAGTACAATTTAGCCATCTATGCGATGCACTAGCGCTTAATAGTGCATGCTCTGTTTCTTCCGTCATTTTTTCTCCCTCTTAAAATGGTATTAAATCGTTACTTCCCAGAAATTCTAAGCAGTCAACGTAAATATTTTGATAATCCTTGACCTCAGCATTTTTAAGATTCGGTGCGTTGTACTTTTTGAGAGTCTTCAAGCAAAACTGCTTACCCCCATCGCCAAATTCCTTCATAATGAACTTAAAAGTTTCACTGAGTTTTGCTAAATCCACGTCTGAAACTACACCAAAACAAGCGAGTTTCTGTTGGATTCTGTCTGCCATTCTGCGCATTTCCTCACATTCTGAAACAATGTTTTTTAATGCGATTGTTTTTTCTAGGTCACTTAGTGATTCTTGCTTAACCATTTACGCCTCCTGTGGAAATCCGGCCTGAAACCATTCGACCGGAAACTCTTTCTTAAATAAAATTGCCCAACTGCGAGGAATCCCCGCTCTGTTCCAATAACTGACGTTTTGTGGTTTGATGCCAGCCAGTTGAATCAGTTTCTGTGGACCAACTTTGCCGATGAAATCTCTTGAACAAGATATATATTCAGCAGAATGTTTTTCGATTTTTGCCATTCAATTCCCTCCCTGTTATAAAATAGATTTTAAAGCAATTATAAAATATGTTTTGTGAAAAAGCAATGGATTATTTCTAAAATTAATAAAAAGGATTTTAAATTGTGACGAATATTAGAGAAAAAACCTGCATTCTTGGACGTGCTATTGAGTATTACTCCAATAATGTGATTCTCATATCAAAAATAAAATAGTTTTAACAAAAAATAAAAAATATTTGTTGCCAGAAGATAAAATCTATTTTATCATTAGTGTTAACAGCAATAAAACAAATTTGGCTAAAACAAAGGAGACTTAAAAAAATGAAAAAAATATCTTTAAACAATGGCTGTAGTTTTAAGAGTTACAACGATCTGTCGGTAGATGATATTGATTATGTAAATGAGGACTGGGATAACATCGTATCATTCATGGACGATGATGCAAGAGAAGAGGTGCATAGCGAACTTGCTCCGTGCAGCGAGCTGGAATTTTTAAAGCGTTATCTCGAAATTGCAAAAACTGATTTGGTTATTGGTTAAAAGGAGAACTTAAAATGTATTACTTTTATAATTACCGCAAAAACGAAGTTGGATACTATCTTGATTTAGTAGATGCTCTGCATGGAGAACCAAAAGACATTGAGCATTTTAACAAACTAGCCACAGAAGAGGAAAAAATAATATACTGTGAGGATGTCAACATTAACTGTTACATCTCAAATAATAAAGATGATTTGTTAGACATTATGGGGGATATGGAAGTCGATAATTTTCAGGCATTAAAGCAAGAGCTGTTAAGTTTCTAAGAAAAAAAATAAAATAAAAAAAAACTTAAGACATAGGGATAAAGAAATCTTTATACCACACTGAGACAGAGGAGAAAAATATGTCTGGATATTTAAATTTTTTCGCAGGTGATTACACGGGAAAACACACTCTCTGGCGCAATTTTAAAGGCAAAGATTTGCTAGGACCGGGCAAAAAATTAAAACTGGCCGACATTGCTGAGTTTGAAGTAATCACAGAGGAAAGTGTTAAAAAGACTGGTGGTACTTTAGGCACAGCAGCAGTAGGTGGTTTGCTGTTTGGCGGAGCCGGTGCGGTTGTAGGCGCATTAGCTGGGGGCAACAAAAATGAAAGTGTTGTAGAAATCAGATGTTTTGACGGCACAAAAGGATTAGCAAGAGCTGATTCTGAGATGATGGATATTTTGAGAAAAGTAATTTTTGAAAGAAATATGGATCGCCCAAACCCTGAGAAAAAAACATCTTCGAAAAGTAAGTGGATAGCGTTCTTTTTATGCCTGATTTTGGGCGTTTTCGGCGCACATAAATTTTATGAAGGGCGTGTTTGGTGGGGAATTCTGTATCTCTGTACTTACGGTCTGTTGTGTGTCGGAATAATTGTAGATTTAATCGCAATTTTGCTAAAACCTAACCCATACTCGATCAAATAATTTGTTTTAAGGAGAAAATAACATGTACACCATAACTTACGCAGACAACGACGAAGTACTTATGACAACTGCCGATAGTGAAAGCCTAATCGCCCACGCTATTGGGCAATTACTGAACGGCAGAGCGATTGACCATGGCGAAGTAAGCGTATTTAACACTGAAACTCATGACCTCATGGGCATTTTGAAAGCAAAGACAGCGGTCGACAAGGTCGCAAAGATGTGCTACGAGTACCGCCAGAGGATGTGCTCTTTCAACCCAACTTTTGAGGGCTAGTTATGGATGATTTTCCTACATGGTCAGAATCCGGAATGGAATATGAGTTTGAGAGACAGATGAATGAGGATTTAGACGGTGATTAACAAAATCTTTGTGAGCATAGCAGTTGTAGCCCTCTTCTTTTGGGTTATCGAGACAATCAGCACAATCTAGGAGAGCATATGGAAAGTTTTTACGAAAAGGCAGAGAGATTGGCCGGATTTTATAAAGGGTTACAAGCCAATTATTTGGCCGAATCCAACAAGCGTGAAGGTCATCTTAGAGATTTTTACTTCAGACTCTATCACGACGCTGTTTTTGTGACTGAAGCTATCTGGGCTTTAGCAGAAGTAAGAAAAGAACTGCAGAAAGAGACCCCAGACATTGAAAAATTACGCACTTTAGTGCGATGGGATGAGGAGTAAGAAATGCCAACCCAAGTTCACATGGATAAGTTCGACTTTCACTTGACAGTTCAAAAACAGGCAGAAAAGTTTAGGGATGCTATTGGTGCCCCAAAGGGTCGAGGTGTGCGTATAAGTTGGCCTGCATTTATAAACGTTGCTTTTGACTTTGGCCCCGACGTTCCCAGTGATGATGACGACTGCATCAGACTTAATCTTAACTCGTGGAAGATGCAGGGCAAGTTCATTGACAAATTAAACCCCCACGCGTTAGAGGATTATGAAAAATTGGTGGGTGCTGAGAAGTCAAAAGACAAGCCTAAAAAATTAAAGGCTAAAATTGTCAAAGTGGTTGAGGCTAAAGAAGTTAAGGCAGATATTCAGGAGGCCAAAGCAAACGACCCTATCAACCCTAACCACTACAAGCAAGGTAAGGTGGAGTGCATAGACTGCATCGAGTCTGCTACCTCGAGTCTTACAGGTTTTGAGGGTTTTTGCACGGGGAACGCTATCAAGTACTTGTACCGGTGGAAACAGAAGGGCGGAAAGCAAGATCTTGAAAAAGCGCGTTGGTATATCAATCGGATGTTGAGGGAAAAATCATGTTAGAAAATTATGACAGTGATGTCGACTATTATAAGGATTGGGAACGTAGATTATCTGAAAGTGAGGACTGCGACGACAGAGAGCCGGAAGAACCGGCAGAAGATTATCGGCCCGCACAGGACAGGAACTATCCAAGCAATGACGTGAGGTGGTGAGAGTGCTAATCAACAATTTAATTTATCAATTGGACGAGGGAGCCTTTGAACCCCTCAAAAGTCGCCCCCACGATGCCGGCTTTGACCTTGCAAGCCGAGAGGATGTTTTTTTAGAGCCGGAGCGGGTCTACAAGTTTGACACCGGAGTGCATTTCCACATTCCGGAAGGCTATGCTGGTTTCATCTTGCCACGGTCGGGTATGTCAATTAGTGGCGTACAATCGGTCACAGGAGTAATTGACTGCAACTATACAGGCTCAGTGTGTGTGCTCTTGTGGAGACACAAGGCATCACATAACGTTAAGATTTTCAGAGGGCAACGCATAGCACAGATTGTTATCTATGCTGTGCCTAACTGGCAGTTGGTGAGGGGTGAGGTGCAAGACTTGCACGCTGAGAGGGGCGAACAGGGATTTGGGAGTAGTGGACTATGAAAGAAGTAATTTTAGCCACAATCATAGGACTTTTTCTGATTGTGCTTATTAACTGGATGGTAAATATATGATGCTGTATAAGTGCGTGTGGAGTGTCAAACCACTCAGAAAACTCACAAATTTGCGGAGGAGGGAAGATGCAAAAATACATAGAACTTTTTAAGCAGAAATACAAAGGGGTTAAGTCATTGAAAGAAATCATCTCAATCTCTGAGCATGAACTTAAATACCAGACACAGAAATTAAAAGGTGAAGAGCGTAGGAAGAGGAGAAAAAATGCCAAAGCCAATTAAGTCACAGGAGGCTCACGATAACCGTTTTAATGCCGACAAAGAGAATTTTATGCGGAAATACGGGGGAATGAACTTAGAGGAAATTGCCGAATGTGGAAAAGTGCGAGGGTGTACAGTTGAGTATTGCAAGGAGTATGCAAAAGGCGGACTAAAGACGCACAAAGAATTGTACAAAATTAAGAATGATGGCAAAACACTTGAAGAGATTGCGCAAAGCAGTAAGCGGATACTAAGTAGAGACAAGTGGGGGAGGAAGAAATGAGCAATTTATTTGACAAAAAAGACGTATTCAGTTGGAGCAACTGTGAAGAAGCAAAAAAACACATAGGGGATGAAGGATATTTTTGTGACACTTATCATGAAAGTTTGGCTGCGTGGCATAAAGGACTCTTGCAAGACGTAGACCAGTCTATGCCGGTTGACTGTATCTTTGAAAGAGTATAAGAATAGCACAGGATTAAAAAAATGACACTAAAAGAATACACGACCACAGACTTAGTCAACTGTTTTAATGCGGAAGAGATTTGTTTTGTCGTAAAACAAGCCCCTGATTTAGGAGATGAACTTGCCACTGTAACAGACGACTTGGAAGAAGCAAAAAGAATAGCGGAGGAGAAAGGCTATCAAATTTATATTTATAAGAAGAAGTTTGCAAAAGATTGTTTTGATGCTGATTGGATTTTCGACAGAATGATCGATGATTTAGAGTCAGAAGGTTTTGATTTTGATTATTCTAAAGTAGATAAAGAAGAGTTTAAACGCATTACGGAAGAATGGTTTAACAAAGTTGTGGGGAATTCGTGGTTTGCTTATGGATTGTTGGGAGTATTGAAGGGTCAAATACCCCACGCCTAAAGGCGGGGGTATCCACCGCGCAGAACTGATGAAAATTAAAGTTGCAGCGGTAGTTTATATCTAAGAGGTAGAGAATGTGTAGAGAAGAACCCAAAACAGGTGAAGTATGGAGACACTTTAAGGGAAAACATTACAAAATCATTTGTATCGGACATCACTCAGAAACTAAAGAGAAAATGGTTGTATACGGTTGGTGTTACAAAACAGATAAAGGTTATAAATTATATTCTGAACATGAACCATGTATTAGACCACTTGATATATTTATGTCTGAGGTTGACCATGAGAAATATCCTGATGTGAAACAAAAGTATAGGTTTGAGAAGGTGGCAGAATAGAAACTAAATGTGTGAGTATAATCACATAATTAAGCAAATAACACTTGCGATCAAGCAAAGTGCATATGCTTAACCCTGTCTTGCACCTCGGCACGCTTGGCATTGTTGAAGCGGTCGAGAGTGCCGACAAGATAGCCGGTCACCCTGCGAATACGCTCAAATTTCACACCCACACCCACGAGCCCCTGGGCGTTTGGTTTCAGTCTGGTCTGCATTTTCTGTACTCCTCGGGCAGTTGTCCCCGTCTTTTTTCAGTGATATATGATTGTAAGCAGTGCTCCTTCTCGATGGGCCAAAAAATAAAGTCTATCGTTTTCTTGAGCACCACACCCCACCACCGACCATGAATATAGTTGCGATAAGCCATGGCGCTTATAGTCTCATCGCAGTAGCCTCCGAAGATGGCGTTTATCAGTTGGTCGATGGCTATTAACAAGTTTTTAAAGTATCGTTTCATCTGCCGGCGCCCATATACTTGCGGATAATGTGGTCAGTTAAAGCCTCCGCCTTTAGGCGTGTATTTGACTTGCTAAAATCCATCATCTCAAATTTGATTTTAATCGCTTCAACTTCTGCTTTAGATTTGCAGGCGTCGATTTGTGACTCATAGCTAAATTTTTGTTGGTACAGATTGAGACCATTTGCTATATGCTCCTTTAACATGGTCTCCAGATGGTCTTTCGTGACTTTTTGAAAAATGTTATCGTAGTCACGATATTGCACAGGAAAAGCCGGTGAGAACTGGATTAAATCCTCGATATTAGAGCGTGTCCGGCGGTCACCGTTTACCCTAAAACCTAGAGAGGAGGTAAAGTACATATCTTTGTTGAGATTATCCTCAAATTTGGCGGTTACTTGCGCTAGTTCTTCAAGTTTAAGCTCTTTTGCCTCTTCTAGCGTTGCAGGCGGTGGGTTTCTACGATTATTCTGCTTGTCAAGAAGTTCATCTACTTTAGATAATGCATCTAGCCCTATTTCTTCAAACGGGTCACTATCTACATGCTCATCATCAATAATAATTTCGCTTGATAGAAAGTTATGTTGCATATTTCTAATGTTACTAAAATCACATTCTTGATAATCAGAATAGAAATTGCTGAGTGTATCGGTATAACACTTATCATCTAGATGAACTACAACATTGTCATAAGTGACATCAACCATAAATAATTTTGTTTTCATCTTTATTTTTCCTTAATTAAGCAACACGTTTCCACATGTACACCGCCAAGTATGGTGGGGTATTGTTATGTGCATTCCCTGAACCGTTATTATCAACTGTGATAGTGTGGGAGTGATCACCATTTGAGGAAGTTGCACCTGACCAATGACGTGAGGCGTAGAAGTCAGCATTTGCTTGCACATTTGCGTCATCATGACCTAGCCAGCCAACAGATTCTCTCCTTACCTGAACTGCACCTTGGGTGTTATTAGATTCACACCAAAACCTTTCCCATGCTCCGTAAATTTCCATCGTACCTCTTGTATGAGTGTGAGCACCAGTGCTATCTGAACTTGCAGTATGATTATGTTGAGGCATTTCATCAATAGTTAAGGTATGACTAAACTCACCACCAGTCGTCCCCGCTGTATGGGTATCACCTGCCGAAAGTAAGAATTTCTCTTGAATTTGCTCCCATTCACCACCAAATAAAATGCTAGGGCTTGTATTATTGACGGATATATAAATAGATCCCACTGGATAAAACTTATCTAAAATAGAATTTGTAGTTAAAAACTCTGTCCAGTATTCGCCCTCTGTTGGTATTTGAGGGTTGTCAGCTCCGTTCGCTTTAGTACAACGCCATATTTTATTATTAGATAAGACCTCACGCCCCGGTATGTAGTCGACAGACTCACTATACGACGGCACTCCGCCTTGTTGGTAATAATAAAGCCAATCACCCAAGAGTTTAAGCAGGCCGTTTAACGTTCTACGCGGAATAGCCTTGCCGCCCCGAGAGAGTGGCATGGAAAACACAGCCGGAAAAATCTTTGAGATGTCAACATCCATCGCCCCTGCCTCATCCGGAATCACATCCGCGTTGGCGGTTGCGCCTAATGCCTGCGCCCACTTGGTAGGCTCTGAAAAAACTGCCATATTGTTACTCCTTAATTATGTATCTTACGGTTGCGTTTTTAGGCTCCACGGTGGTACCAGTTGCGACTCCGTTGTTGTTGAGGACGGTATGGGTATGGGCACCGTTCACCGAGGTTTCACCTGTCCATGTGCGAGCAGCATCAAAAGTAGCAATCTGTTGGGAGCCAGAACCACCAGTCTCGTTGCCAGCATAACCGCTGCGATAGAAAGCGCCCCACGGGGTTATATCGTCGGGTGTCTGAATGCCGCCTGTGATGTTCATTGTTCCTCGTGTGTGTGTATGTGCACCACTGCTTGTCGCATACAGACTAGGCAGCACAGCACCGCCCTTAGTGCCGGCACTACTAGAGCCCTTTAAAAATGAGCCGTCATTGAGATTTGGCACATTGAAAGTGGTCGAACCATCGCCCGCTCCCCACTTTGTACCGATGGCGGCAAACAGTCGAGCCTTGCCGGTACGTGATACGGCAGCGCCGTTGCAGTCAAGATAACCGCTAGGCACTACATCACCGCCAAAAGGCACGATAATGCCGGCCGGAGTGGTCTCGATTTGTGAAGCACACACAAGGCGATCCCAACACTCTGCACCGTTCTCCGAGTCAGGGGCCACAACTCCGGCGCTCGTGGTAGGGCCGTTAATTTGTATACACTTGTAAAACTCTGTTCCGTGTAGAACTCTGGTGCCTACTGTGTAGATTTTGTCTGCCTGATACAGATAGATGCCACCTATCTGCATGAAATAGATGTTTTGCAGAACTGCGGCAAAAAGTGCGTTCATGTCTTTACGCAGGACAGGCAGACCGCCGGCAGAGAGCGGCACTTCGAACGCATCGGGCCACAGTTTTGTTAAATCTAAGACATCTGCTCCCCCGCTCTGAGGAATGTTGTTAACCTCGGCACTTGTGGCCGGCTCATCGTCAAAAATTGCTGGTTGATTTGCCATTTAATAATCCTCGTTAAACTGGTACGACCTCGGTCGCAAAATTGCCTTCGTCCAAAACTGCTAAATCTTGGCCCTCAAGACCCCATGTAGGTGTAAGAACCTGATATTCCTCAAGATTGACTCCTGCTGGTAGCCATGGCAGATTTAACAGCGCATCTAAATCCGCTTGAGAAATCGGGGACTCCACGACGAGCCTAAGTACCATGGTGTCAGTGTGGATGATGTACACAGTATCATTTGGAAACAGGTACTTAATCATCTTGTTGAGGCTTGCTAGAGTGCCGTCACTGATGTTAATCATGGCCTTTAAGAATATGTAAAGCCTGTATGCTGTATCAGTTAGTTTTACAGTACCGTTTATTTTCTTGTAGTAAGGAGCATTGCCGAAATTCTGCACTCTCTCGTCCGCAATTTCCGACAGTTTAAACCCCCAGTACGGATTGGTGGTGTCGGTTGTCAGATACTCTCGGCCAATCGCCACAATGCGTCCCCACACGTCAAGCCCCATGCCCTCGGCAGTATCCGGATTGAAAACTTTATTATAAAAAAGTTCGATGTCTGCTTCGGGGTTCAAAGAATTCCAAAAAGCATTTACTAGGCTAGTGATATGAGGACTTGCAGCGTATTGGCTCTGAATAGTCTCGTTAATGTCAAAGTCACTCATCGCCTAGCACCTCTACTGTGATGTTATTTCTTAACAAGGTAGGATTGGCCGTTATCGGTATGTGTACTTGGTTGCCCCACGTAGAGCCGTCCGTGCTTAACTCGACCGTCAATACGTTTGCGATGCCTGTATTAAGAATGGATGGAGTGAACCTACTTGAATAAAGGTCATCATTCATTTTGAGTCTTAACAGTGACTCACCATTAATTTTTGTCGTGGTGTCGAGACCGTAAAAGTTATTAAAAACCGCCGTTTTGATAATATTCTCGTAATCGTTCGGCAATAGTCCGTTGTTTTGAATTGTGACTTTTACATACAGATTGAAGTCGAGCGGTCTGTAGAATTTAACTGTTTCTGTAGCCTTAGTGTAATCGTCCTGCACCATTACTTGAGTATTGCCGTTATAATCGCATCCAGCACTCACACTCTCGTAGATAGCCTTGGCAATCGCATCATCATCACCACCTAAAACAGCGACAAAGATAGAGTGAGGAGTTAGAGTGTAACCATCTACTGTTTTTGCTACATTAAGACGATTGTCAGTAACGTACACCGCTATCACATTAGGCAGAATAGCCACCCGCCCATAAACAGATGCAGGAGTGCTTCGACTGTTATTCGCAACGGACAAATACCGCCTCGACTCAAAAGCACTCTGACTCTCTTCGAGTTGACCCACAAGGCCGGCACTTTCGTTAATGCAACTATCCCATCCGGCGGTAGTGGTGATGATTTTGGTGAGTGTACCGGCAGGGGCTTCGATTGCCCCCTCAGCCTGACACGTAAAGGTGGCATCTGCCTCGCCGTTGCCGTCAAGTGTTACATCCTCGTTGAGGCTCCATTGTGTTGCATCCTCAGTGCTCTCGATAAGTGCTCCGGCAGCAATCTGAGTGCCGGCAAGTCCTACCAAGTGACAAACGGCACTTGACCTGATAGCCGGCTGTCGAGTGATGAAATAGATTTTAGCCAGCGCATCTTGAAATCGCCCCTCAGCAGTGCGAGGGTCGAACTGCTGTGCAACGTATAGAATCTCAGCATCTTTTTGGTTGACCGCCCTCACTTGGCTGTCTATGATTTGCCCTTGTGGGGTCTCGGGGTCAGTGTTAAGCAGTGGCTTGCCGTTTTCTTTGAAAGCCTCTTGCCAATCGCTTGCAATCTCCTCTCTGAGGTCAATAACCTCGGTCACTGAGAAGCCTGTCCGTGGGTCAAAATTAAGCATCTTACAGCCCCGCTAAGTTGATTGTGGCAATCTCGCCACTGGTTAAAGTGAGTAATACAATGCCGTTAAGGTTTCGGCTGTCGTCAATACTGTACAGTCGCACCTCAGCATCTTTGACACCCTCCACCTCGAGCGCAACACGTCTAACCCTTGAGCGCAATACATTGAGCCGTGGAGTTTTGCGTAACTCAATTAGAAAGTGTGGTATGCCCTTGTTTTTGAAATAATAGGCGTCCTCGGTGAATAGCCTTATGGCATTTGCTACATTCTGCGCTATGCCCTGCGCTTTTATGTCTGTTGGTAAGTTGCCAGACTCGGTGACGTGCAAATCCCAGTCATCTTCTAATCTAAGCGTAAAATCACTCATTAGACTGGCCCTCCTGTGTTTGAGCCTCCGACCTGCACTCCGGTGTGGTAGTGGCTGTTAAGGCTTATGCCTGCACCGGTAACATTGCCAGATGATGTAATGGTACCTTGTACCTGTACCGTGCCTTTAATGTTTATCTGAGGGGCGGTGAGGTTGTAAGCGCTCTCAGCATTGACATTGACCGTTGGAGCCTTAACCGTGACGGCGGTCGTAGCATTAACATCAATGTTTCCGTCTTGCCTTAGGTGGATGTAGACTGTCGGAGCATTAGTGTGTATCGTCGCAATCATCACAGAATCAGCCATGTTGAATTGACGGAATGAGCCGGGAGTTTGTGTGCCCCCTTGTGGTGCTTTGGATATGTTTTTCTTGCATACCACAAACACACCTAAGTCGCCGGGCTGTGGGTCGACAATTATTCCGCACACCCCTGCGTTGACTCGATAGTGTGGCAATTCAACGTAGTTGACTGCCCCCTGTTGGTTGCCTTGACCGTCCACGGTTGCGACCACCGGCACAGCGATAACAGTCTTTGAGCCGTTTACGCCATCCGAGGAGCACGAAACAATCCGACCAATCCAAGCGGTATTTAACTTGTTGAAGGCTTTGTTAATCTGCTGCTCGGTAGCGTTGTAGTCGCTTTCGTCCGCGTATATGTCGCCTAATCCTCTTTTTTGTTCCATCACATCATCCTTGGAATTTACCTACAGACCCTTCAAGGTTCATGTAAGAGGCACTAATCTGTGACTCCCACTTACCCCCACTTGTCATATTAGCCTCAAGCGTATGTGTTAACTTGGTGATACGCCATTCACCGCTAGCCTTAGGCACGATGCTTGCTAACTTGAACGCACCAGCAAACTGTAAAGCAGGATTGTAAATGCAAGTTACATCTACACCTTTCTGCGTGAGTTTTGGATAACCAATGAGGCCTGTATCTTTTTTAAGCAGTGGAGCATTACCTTTACGGCTTGCACCGTTACCAATCAGCACCGCCTTGTCATCGTCCAGCACCAACTCCGCACCTATCTCTCGAGCGCATTGACGTGCTTGCTCAATGGGTGAGCCTTGATAGACACTATTTTGCACTTGACCGCTCACGCCCTCATTTTTGAAAGAAAAACCGGCTTTTTTAACTTGTTGCTCTATGAATGAAGCGGCAGACTGTGAACCGTTAATGACGCTGTCAGATTGTGCCGTAATCGAGCCAAAAAAAGCCGTCTGCGACTCAATAGAAAATTTGACTTCTGGTGCTCCGGAAAAGTCAGCGCTTGCTTTCGTGATGGTCCCGCAAAAAACTTGCGTCATGCCGGCTTGCTCATCTCCAGCAAAGATGCGTATCACGTTCTTGGCGTAATAGTTAGGCTTCATCGACAAAGTGCTTAACTGCTCCATCACGTCAAGGGGGAGACCGTAGATAGTAGCGTTCGCTTTGCCAAAATCGGGTGCTCCTGTTTTTTCAACCTTGACTGACATGGCTAAATCTTGAATGCTAAAACTATTACCTCGACCGCCTTTAAACGAGCCTTCCTGCAGAATCAAGTCTATACGTAATTTGCGCCTCAAAAAAGAGGTGTGGCGTTGGTTGCTTTGGCGCTGTTTAGAGTGGTCCTTAATCTCCATTCTGCGCCTCGTCGATCTCGTCTTGGTCAAAATAGTAGAGCACGAACTTTGAGCCTAATTCCGCATAATTTGCTTTTGCTTGTCGGTCAAAGGGTGAGGTAGTATCTACCAGTAAGAAATTACCCTTAAAACGATAAGGACTCACATTTGTTAGGATGGGCTCTTGTGGCAGACAGATAACGTTTTGAACGATCGCAGTATCATCTAGCCATAACGAGAGGTAAAAATCATCGCCAATCTGCCTGAGTTGTATCGTACATTCTTGACCATCTAGGACGCAAAAAAACTCCTGATTGGGATTTGCAATTAAAGGTAATTCAAGCATGATTTACTTCCTTTTTGAAAACAGGTCACGAGCACCGGCTAGGACGCTTTTTTCTTTTGGTTTTTCTGATGCACTGCTTGACGCATTAGATTTGCTTTGCTGCACCCCTCGTTGTGTTTTCTCTTGCATTTCTACAGTAGTGTACTCAGATGTAATCTCTCGCACTTCCTGAAAAGATAAATCGGCCACGATGCAGTCGGTGCCGTTGTCGATCGAGCGGTCAAACGTGGCCTTGGTGAGTTTCATGCCCTGATACTCGCGCTCAGGAGTTACCACAGTTAACAAGTCGGTACTCTCCACGAACGCTTGCAGAGCGTTGATAAAGGTGCTTAAATCGTCACTCCGCCCACGCTTGATTAGAGTGCATCCCACCTCTTGAGGGGTTAAGGTCATGTTGTAAGAGGCGAAAGAACCTTCTTCAACTGGTGACTGCACGATCTTAGACTCGCCTTTATAGTTAGACTTCTCGAATACGTCAAAAGAGAAAGCCTGCTCCCCAGTCTCGTCGAGTATCGTCCATGCCTGCGAGCTGTTGTCTGCAAGATTGACATCCGGCAGACCAGAGAGACCACCTGCATTAATTCGTGAGTTAAGGTATTGAGAGCCGTAATTAACAAATCTTTCGGTCATTTCTCACTCCTTCCGATGTTCCACGTGGAACGTTAATTCGAGGTAGCCTGTACAGCTAGATTAGCACGTCTAGCATTATCTTGACCTTGCAGACTAGCCACAGCGCTACCGGCCTGCTGGTTAGCAAGGGCATTAGCAAAGTTAGGGTTTTCGGTTGTAACGTTGAATGTCTGACTAATCTTATAATCGGCAGGTGCCTGAATGTTGGTATTTTTCTGCACCTGTGCGTTTTTCTCAATCTCACGCACTGGGGGAGCATAACCCCACCCGTCCATCTGTGCTACTCTCTGAGGTGCCGTTGCAGTTTCCTTAACCTCGGCAGAATCAGCAGAACCACCGCCTACAAGGTTTAACACCCAGTCAGGCAAAAGATTTTTTAATTTTTCCTTAATCCAGTCTATCAGACGACCAACGTTAAGGGCTTCCCTTAACTTCTCGCCCCACTGACTAACCGTGTCGGTGCCGATGTCAAAAAAGGCGAGCAAGGCTTTGAAGCCGTCTTTGAGAGAATTAAGAAGACCGACCGCAACATTGACAGCACCATCCCACACGACAGAAAAGCCGTCACAAAAGGCCTGCCATCCTTGCCCTAATATAGCGGTATCACCTGTAAACAGGGCAACTAGACCACCCCAGAGCATTGTGACGGTGCCAATGACAGCAGAAATGACACCGCCGACAACTTCAAAGACTCCACCAATGAATTGTCCTACATGCTCAAAGACCACGCCCCAGTCCTCGACGCTGTTATAAGCACGAGCAATCGCACCGGCAAACCATTCAAACACGGTTTGTAGGTGTCCCCACAGGTCAGTTACTGCTTTTGATACAATCTTGAAAGCGGTCGAGTCTTGGACAACCTGCCACGTCCGCTGCACCCAGTCCCATGCGATTTTTGCATATCTGATGCACGGCTCCCAGAACTCACCGAAAGCAGATTCACCGTCGTTAAGATAAGTTATGAGGTCATCGATAACAAGTATTAATGCACCTATGCCTAAGATTATCCATGTCAGAGGATTGGCAAGCATGGCGAGAGTCACACGCATAATGGCGCTTGCTGTACCTCCTAGACCCTTGTTGAGTATCAGAAGGGCAGCACCTATGGCTGTAATAGTGATAACTGCCACTTTGCCAAAGCGAGTAATATTAGGTATGTTCTTCGAAATCCACGAGGCAAAAACATCCATCTTTTCGGCTAGCCACGTGAGCATCGGCATAGCCTGTCGCATGATGTTTGCGGACAGGTCAGACATAGAAATGCTAAACTTTGTCAGAGCCTCACGGCCTTTTTTGTAGAGTTCAATATCCTCTTTGTGGATGCGCTGGAGAAGGGCTTGCTTTTTCCTTAGTTCCTCAGTCTCTTTGGAGTATGCTCCTGTTTCAGTAGCGACTTTCTCGATGTCCGAGAAGTAAGAAGTGGCAATCTTTTTGAGGCCCATAAAGACAGCAGCAGGGCCGGCAATCTTAAGGGCTAAATTTTTTGCGACATCTCCCCATTTCTTGCCTAGGGCTTCCATCTCTTTTGAGGTAGATTTTAGGCCGCCTTTCGCTTGGGACAGACCATGCATAAGGTTATCAACCTTGCATTTCAACTCATACATGATGCTATCTGCAATACTAGCCATAATCTACCTCTTGAGTTTTGATTGGTATGCTTGCGCAACTAACTGCTCATTGACTTGCGACACTGCCCATATTTCGAGCATATCTAGTGCATCCTCATAAGAATAATATGTTTCCAACTCTTTGAGGGTGCAGTAGTGCTCACGTATCAGCGGTGCAAAGTCTTGTGGAAAATTGACAACCTCTAAGAATTTGACGCCTTTGAGGTCTGATTGTTGATTAAGGTTGCGAGGCCACTCAATGCCCCGCCTTCTTTGAAAAAATCAAAGTTGAGACTAAAACACTGCTTTTCTAGCTCAAAGAGTGCTTGCAACTGGGTGAATGTGTTATCTATTTCACGTTCATCGAGCGGAATCACGCCACGGCCGGTTAACTTGACAGCTGTTTCGCAGACAAGGTCTAAAAGTAGTTTTTCGGCTTCCTCGGCATCAATCTGACCTAGAAAAGCGAATCCGCTTTTAGTGATAGCACGAGCCACGCCGGACAAGTCGGTGATATTCTCGTCACCGTCTGCTTTGAGCAGTCCAGACTTGATAACAATACCGATAAGCCTAGCAAGCCACTTCTGCTGTGCTCTAGCACTCATAGCTGTTAACTTAAATTTTAATTCAGTTTTGTCGTCGAGAATAGTTATATTTTTTGTATTTCTCATAATCGATCCTCATGTTCCACGTGGAACATTGATAAAAAAGCCCCTGTGCATACGGTCACAAGGGAAAGATTAAGCACACTTTCAACTTAGATTGTACTTGATTCACAACTTTCGAAAATGAAAGTAAAACTCGATGGGTCGAGGGTTTTTTTACCGTCACTTAAATCATGGGCAGTCTGTAAGACTCCATTGGTGAGGTTATACTCTTTACCCTGTGCTGGAATCGTGATTTGCATAGCACAAGTGTAGCAAGCCTTATTCACTCGGCTTGTTTCCACGATGTTGCGCATAACTTCAAGACTTGGCGATGATGCCTCAAGACTTATAGTAATTGTTCGTGGCTGTGGCGTGTAGCCGGCACTCAAACGACCATCAACCCCCATACGAGTTTCGGCTATCTGCGAGTCACCGGCCGTCCATGCTGTGTCAGTTGAGAAGCCTTGAATCTGCACACCGGCGGGATAAAGATTATCGACTGTCAGCATGACAACGCTGTTAGCATCTGTGATATTTCCTACTGTCATTTTAATTCCTCATGTAACAAAATGGGGTGTATGTTACACCCCTCTAGTTATCTTAAACTACCGCTGTTGCAGGTACCACCAACTTATGCACTGAACCGCCATAAGTATAGATGAAGTTGATACTTGGAGTCTTTCTCTGCTGTCTGATAGTAGCATCAGCATCAATAATCTGAATGTAGTATCCGGTCTGATATATCTCGGCAGAATAGTCACCACCTAGGAGCGCGGTTAACTCGGCTTTCTGAGCCTCACTAATATTGATACCTACATCAATCACACCGTTATTAAGTGCACGCTGTACAACCGACTTCACGTTGGCTCTAATCTGAGCATAGCCGGCCTCGTTGTAAGGTATGCGCTTTGCGGTCTCAAGCATTGCCATTAACTGCACTTGGAAAGCATTGCAGAGCCATACGGCGTTTATATAAGCATCTAACCAGTCCCACTCACCTAACATAGCACCTGAGTATGACAGGATGAAGTTATCGTTACGGGTTGCAAAATTGCCCATGTAGAGGACTTTGTGAGCATCCAAAGCATTGGCATTAGCGGTACTCTGAACACTTGCACCTAGGCCCTGCAAGTGCTTGAAAGCATAAGTAATTGTGCCGTTTCTCTGGTCCCATGCGATCGAAGCGGTCACACCCATAATGAAAGCGGCCATAGCGTAGTCTGGGTAACATACACAAGTTGCGGTTACATTCTCAGCCTTCAACTTCTCAGCGATAACGTCTGTATTTGAAGCATCAAGGTTATCTGCCGAAGAATCCCAACAGACATACAGATAGAGCACTCCAGCGGTAGCCATAGAAGAGGCCCATTGTGCTAACTCTAGCGCATCTGCGTCGGTAGGTTCATCCAAAGTCGTGAATGTTACAAAGTTTTGAAATGAGTCTTTGGTCTCTGTACCCTGTGTTAACTCAGTCATCAGCGTTGTTAAGTCGCAGGCATCTTGGCCGTCTGATATGACAGCACCATCCATGAAGCCCATGATTTGAGCAATGGAGCCAGTAGGAGTCTTAACGGCGCTTGTCTGACCAGTTGTAGCACTGGTTACGATAAAGGCGTTAAACTGCGAACTAAACTCGACTGTACCGGCTTTATCCAAAGCAGTGGTGATAATGGCGGCAGCCTCAGATAATGAGGTTATTTCCGTGAAATCAAGGCTTTTCAGTTCTTTTAGTGTGCCGTCAATTTCGATATTTAGGTCGCCGACATCAATAGCCTGTAAAGCGGTTAAGGCGGTGATAGGGTTAACACTTACACCACGACACCAGCCTGCTAAGGCGGTATCCTGTCTGCGATAAAAGTACAATGTAGCAGGCTTAACTTGAGAGTTGTCATAACCCCCAAAATAGGTGCTTGCGAATTTGTACTCATCAGACTGTGAACCAAAGTAGTTAAGCACATCACTGGCACTTACAAAAGCGACAGCAGTACCACTCTTAACAATTGCGCTGTTTGTGAGCACAAGGCCGTTGAAAACTAAGTCTTTGCCGGTAGCCTTTAAAATGCGTGGCAAAACTTGTACAAGATGAGATGCACTAATTGGCATTTTAGATATCCTCTTTCAATTTGACGTCAATATTTGAGATGTGAAGTTCATTACCCACAGCATCCGGCTTTTGCACGATGCTGTTAAGGTGAATTTGTGGGGGTTGATTAAAGCCCTCAGTGTCAATCGCTAAGTCGTGATTGACGTAGAAATGGAGTGTTACGCTAGCCCTGAAAAGATAATTTCCGCTGTCACTATTGGGGAGTGATGTATCGCTTGGTTCATCAGCATACAAGGGCGTTAAGCCAGTGTCTTTAAAAATCTGCGCTGTATACTCCGACTTGAATAACAAGGCTAGGTTCTCGGCTCTTTGCAGTGCTGTGATGTTTGTATCGCCATTCTGACTAGACGCATACAGGTCAACACGACAAGTCATATCACCCTTGCCAAAGTACTGCATTTGCTCCTTAGTAGAGTCGTATTTTTCAATCGTGGTAGCGGTACGATTTATGCCTGATACGTAAAAGATGCAGTAATCATTATCATCCGGCAGAACAATGTTATTTTGGTTGCCATAGAAGACGTGCTCCCCATCGACATTCGGATAAATCACACTTGCAAGGTAATCATATATCAATCCCACAACGTCGGGGTAATTCTGACTAATCGCCATCTGATACCTCCTCAAGTGTTATCTTAGGCTCGGTCTGCTGTAGAGTCACTCTCAAGCACTCCCACCCTACAGCGGAAAAATCCTCAAGCACAGCCTCAACAAGCCAGTAATCACCCTTTTTATCTTTGAGAAAATCACCGCTCCGGCTTTCCTTACGGTAAACCGACCATGTACGAGTCTTAACATCATCAGGCGCATACAAATATACTTTACGCTTGATAGTGCTCTGTGTGCCCATGTCAGCGTGGTACAAAGCAGAATCGCCCTCGCTTTGAAATTGACCGGTATAGCCGTCAATCTCGGCATAAATGGCAGTCATAACGCCTTTGACATTGCGTTGACCCACTGAGCGATACACTGTGAAAGGCTCATCAGGTTTATTAGCCGTTATGGCAGGACGCACGATGTTATGTAAATTTAGCATTAAGTTAAGCTCTTCAATTTGTTGTATTGTTCATCATTTAGGATGATTTTCTTATTGTTAATAAAAACGGCTTTTTCGCCATTTTTATAGGTGTAGATTTTTCTATTCCAGTTGCTAGCATTTGGAATACCGAGTACACCTGAGGCCGATACGTTTTCTTTTGAGGCCTGTTTGGTGGAGGTTTCATTCTGCGGAAAACTCCAACGTTTTTCAGCAAGTTCTCTTGAACTAAGTGTCTGAAAACCGTTTTCTTTTGCCCAATGAGGATTCATACCAAAAACATAGCCATTTTTGCTACTTACCTGAGACTTTGGAACCCAGACCGCTTTGTTCCGAAACACGGTATCATCACCATCAAAACGAGAAGAGAAATCAGAGTTAACTAAAAAAGCCTTATCCGTTTCTCTTTCTATCTTTGCCAACTGATTTAAAGGCATATGATATTTTTTATAATCGGCGTTAGCAATAGATTCAGAAGGCTTTTTTGAAGATATGGCTGATTGATTATTTTGAATTTTCTCTTGAGCTAAGTCTTTGTTGACCCAAGTCACAAGCCCGTTTTCTCTAACTACCTGTGATTTAGGCATCCAGTAGGTACCTGTTTTACCTTCAATCAATACAGCTCGATCTGTTTCATTTTTGACACTAACTGGAGAACCCAAAGGCCTAAAATTGGGATTGGCTTTTTTCCTTGTCTCCGTTTGCTCGGGCGTAAGAATTAAGGATTTATATTCGGGCTTAATTTTATTCTTTATATCATCGGGCACGTGCAAAATCCCATTAGCATCTAAGTAGGTATTATCTTTAGCGCCTAGTAGTCTTCTAGCGCTTGCATTTGAAATATACTCGCCATTTAAAACAGCGCTTTTTATATTGCCAGTTTTGTAGTATTCTAGCTCCAACCCAATCATATCGGCGAATTGTTTATTAGTAGGGTTGTAGTACCCGCTACTAGCTTTGGCCCACCCTTTATTTTCTACAAAATTTTTTGCGGTTTTTGCTTTTTCTTGCTCTACTGCCTGCTCTTGTTTTTTTACCTCTAATGAATTAGCGTTTTGTGCCTCACTTTTAGTTGTTTGCGCACCAACCGACTTAAAATCAATACGTTGATTATTCATAGCAGCGGCCTTTTGTGCAGAGTTACGAGCAATAATCTGCATCTGTGCACCCGGCTGCTCGAACTTTCCGCCCTGTTTTACGGCGGAAATATGACGCCCGTTGAACTTTCCACCCATACCGCCCAAAACTTCGCCTGTTGCAGAATCAATTAGAGCAGGCCTACCTGTATGCTGTGGGCCATTAGGTTTAACTGTTATCCATTTAGCCTCGTCAAAGGCTAACTTTTTACGCCTTGCATACAGCACTCCCAGACAAAAGGCTTCCCCCATCTTGCTCGCTAGTTGTGTGTTCATTTATGCCCCCTTAATTTCATAAGTAATTGAGCGTAAGAAGTCGCCTTTATACACTAGAGCCTTTGTGCTCATGGATGCATTTTTGGCGCTTGCATTTTGTTTGCTACGCACTTCTCCACCAGTTCTGCTCCAGTAAGGAGCGCTATACATGGCAATAGTCAGTGGTGCTCGTGGTGCAAAAGAGCCGTGGCCGTTGGTGGTGATTGTCTCCTGCACGTCACTTTGGGCCACTAGACAGACTGTGTTTAAGGCTCTAAGGGCGGTAGCAAGAGGTTTTAACGCAAACTCACTGGAACCTAGCACCTTGGCCCCTAATTTCTCCCACTTATCATGGTTTCTTTTGGCGGTATAGCCAAAAGTGGGTCTGGCCGGCAAATTAAGAGTGTTACGCACGTTCAAGCCATGGCCCCAAAAGAAGCCGGTCTGTTTAGCGGTCACTCTTTGCACCCACCCATATTCGAGGTATAACGCTATCTCCGAGGTGGGCGTGCCGTTGTGCTCAACTGCTCCGGCATCCACTCCGACCTTAGCCTCAAGTTTCTGCACTTGCGCAAGTTCTTTGAGAAGTCGGTCAGTGTTAGAAGTATCCATCTGTACTGAGAAATTAGCCATGCTTACCCCCAAGGGTGATAACTTGGTGATGTATAGAGTTTACCGCCTCTACGGTATGAGGCTGTTAATACCCAAAACTGCTGTCCGCATGGTGTCTGTAGCCAATAATCAGACAGCCATTTGTTTGACTTAATTAAGTCAAAAGAGGTACTTACAGAGCCTTGGCTGGCACTTGCTACACGTCCACCTTGACCCTCTGGCCATAGTGCTAAGGTGCATAAGTGACAGGTGGCCAAGTAATAAGCACGCTTACGAGTGTTAACCCCACGAACGGGGTCATAGGGAAACATAACCCCAAACTGTTCAGCTACTGTTTCAAAGTGAAACTGAATAGCGTCATTCGACAACTTTTGAGCATCATAGGCGGCTTGTAAGTGCGGAAACAGGCCTAAGAACTCAGGGATGTTAAGTGTCACTCCGTTAATTGTAATATCTTGTGCCGCCATAATTAGCCTCTTATTCGTCGTCTTTTGTGTAGTTTTCAGGTAATGGGTCAGCGCCCGTCTCCACTGCCTTAATCTGGTCCTGAATCACGCTTGAGCGTTTAGCCTCAGTTGCAGATTTGACCTCAAAAACACATGGAGGTAGACCGCGCCATGAGTGAAACATCCGCTCTTCGCCATGCATACGTTGTATATGCTCCCAGTCCTCACGCTTCAAAGTCTGATAAATGGCGTTGCCTTTTTCGGTCAAAATACCGCCTTTTTTACCCCTCAGAGCATCATCAAGGCCGGCAAGATATATAACTTTAGTACCGCCTTTACCGTCTGGAACGTCTGTGAATTTATGCCCACCACGTAAAGAAACGCACAGGGTAACCACATCAGAGCCGGTCAACTGTTCGCCCTGCTGTTTATCCTCAGCGGTTGAGCCTACTACATTTGCTTTAACTTCTTTTTGTACTGGTTTTTTCTTAGTTGACATAGTTGTGCTTCTCCGTTTTAAAAAGGCTCCCGAGTGGGGAGCCTTAGTTGTTTTATTATAGGCTAGTGTTAGATACCCTGCATACGTGCAACAGCACTGGCAACTTTAAGGATAAAGCCCCATGAAGTACCTACAGCCTTCTGTCTGAAAGATGAAGTGAATGGAATCAAACGTCCAACTCTCAACTTGTCAGCAAAGGCAGTGGTACAGGTCTGCTGTCCTGCAACCTCAGGCAGTAACATATAGAGCTGTTCGCCCTGAGCAGTTGACAGTTCAGGCACCTGAACGACTTCAAGATTAGGGAAATTCTTTCTGAGCATTTCCTCGGCAGTAGCACCAAACTGGTTAGGAGTATTCAGGTATGATGCCATGCTGTTGGAAATACCGAGAATGATACGGCTATTTGCGTCCACATGACCGCCGTTCTTGCTTGATAACTCAGCAAAAAGAGCGTTAATGTCATTGTACACAATGTTACCAGCATCACCCGGGTTAGCGGCAATCTTAGAAGCCCAAGTGGAATTACCACCAATAGAGGCAGGAGAAATGGCGGCATTTAAATTAGGGTCGTTAAGGATACCGTAGTTCTGCTTGCCACTGATGCCATGCATATAGAAAGAGTTAGCATACTCGGCGATAATTTTGGCAGCAGCAAGTTGCTTGCGTGATGCTAATTCAATCTTAGCAACTGAAGCCTTTGCGCTCTCCAAGTCACCGTACTTGATAGTAGCCTGAAAACGTCCTAATTCTCTTACAGGATAGTTATAATTGACATCTACGCTTGAAGCATCGTCAAAGTCGTTATAGCCAGTTACACCGCCGTGCACTTCCTCGACTGGGAAATTGTAGAACTCCTGCTCCCATGAGCCTTGCTTTACATCTCCACCGGTCAAACGTGCAGCATTGGTTACACCAAAGAGCACCTCAGTAATCTGAGGGTCAACGTACTGGAAAAAGGAGCCCGGGAATCCAACATTAGGAGTTAGAGCGCTATCCATTGCCATGTTTGTGACAGTTTTCTGAAAATCGGTCTTGCCGTTTGCGTCATAAGCCATGACACCACGAGCACCTTCAAAGACAATGCCCTTGGCTTTCAAATCTTCTAAAGTAATCATTATTTATACCTCGGTATTAGTTTAATTTCTGAGCGATAACCACAGCACCAGCACCAGCAGAGGCTCCGCCATTAGGAATAACGACAGTCCAACCGGTGTCCACCTCACCCTCACCAGCGGCGGCAGCAAGATTTACAGCGCCAGTGGTAGGAGTTACGAGCACCTTCATGCCGGTAGTAATTCCGGACAATCCGGCAGGCACTACGATGTAGAATTGACCCTGCAGAGCAACTTCAACCACTCCGCCCTCTGGGATGACGTTTGTACCATCACTCAAAAGGTTAGTAATTGTCTCATCCTGTACACGCTCGACCAATCCTAAAGGGGCCTGTGCTGCTGCACCGGTGCCGGACACTATGGCAAAAGGAGCGCCATCAGTACCACCGACAGTCTTTGCAAAGGCAAAACCACCGACAACCACGGTGCCGTCTGATAATGGGTTATAGGCTAAGTAACGGGCGGAGCCTAAGACGGCCTCCTGTCCTGGCAGGCCTAAATCTGGCAAAATACCTACTGTTTTTTGTACCATTTTTTTAAATCCTCACATTGAATTAGAAAGAAGTCTTCACTTTATTCAGCTTGTCACGAATTGGGTCTCTAACATCAGCCGTAGCGCTGTCTTTAGCCATTGTGGTATTACGCGTAGTACGATCATTATAGACGGCTCTGCACGCATCGTCGCTCATACCTTTGACTGCTACACCCATTTTTCGGCAAGCGGCACGATAGATTGAGCCTGCGGAATCAAAGCTCATGGCATTAACTTTGCCTAAAACTGGAGCTACTTCCTCAGCGGCCTTAAAGCGCTCAGCAACTTTTGCCTCGACAATGGCGGCAATCTTATCTGTCAAGTCGTCATCATCCTCACCTAGGGCCTTTTTCTCCCCCTCGGATTCGTGCTCAGAATCGAGTTTTTTAGGCTCGGTCTTTTCTAACTTCTCGCCGTACTTAACGCCCTCGGCAAAGGCTTTCTGCACTTCCTCGGGTTCCTCATCAAGCCCACACTCTTTGAGAGCATCTTTAATTAACTGGTCTTCGGCTGTAACTTCTTCAACCCCAACCACGTCCTCGTCTTTGACCTCGGAGTCCTCGTCCTTAACATCGACTGTGTCCTCATCCTCAGTCTTAACTTCTTCTTTTACTTCCTCAACCTTCACAGGCTCGGCAGTACGTTCTTTGATAATCTCTTCAATTGTTGCTTTGGCCTTCTCGCCGTCAATGCCGGCTTTTACCAACTCATCGATGAAGAGTTTCATTTTTTCGCTATCCATAGCGTTTTCCTCATTGTTCACGCCATTGGCGGCGTTGTTGTTTATGTTGTGGGTGGTGTCCTTAGACCCTCCCTCCGTTTTCAAACCTTCCGGTGCAGCGTCTTTAACAAAGACATCGTGGCCGGCCCGACCTTTCTCAACCAGTGCCACGTGGTTGCAACTGATATTTGTCATCACAAGGTCGTATTCTTCGCCATTAAACGTACCGCGCTTGGCCACAGGCTCATAGCGGTAGCATAGACTTAACTCACGCATTGAGCCGTCTTGGATACGTTTAATAGCATCGGCATCCGTAAAATGAAGACTATTGACAAGATACGGTGTCCTAAATTCGCCATCTGTGCCAGTTGACCCTATGCGGGTCTCCTTTGCTGGTGCATCGGCTAAATCTTCGTGATGTTCGAGTTGAATTGGTATACCGTTACAACTCTCTACGGCTTTTTTAATTTCAGCGGCAGGGCGGTAGAGCTTATAAATGCCGTCGGGATTCAATCCTAACCGTTGCCAGTTAGGTATCTCTCTACCAAAATAGGGCGCAACCTGTTCTTTGGTGATTGCACACCCCGTCACGTGCAGAAAACCATTGTCATCTATCGTGCGTGCAGACTCCTCAAACTGCATAGAGTCATACGCTAAAATTTCAGTCATTTTGTAAGTCCTCTGGTATAACTAGTTTATATACACAACGGCAATTTGGAAGTTCACCTGTCATCACATTACGGTGCACGTCCTCATCATACAGCCCCTCATCAAGCCTAAACTTCTTGCCATCCATGTGAATGTGACTCACTCGACTTGTATAGGTGCCCGGTACGTGCACCCAAATAGCCTCGTTGAAACCAGCTTCGATAGCGTTGTCGGTCTGCACCTTAGTGGTTATCTTGGCTACCTGGTCTCTACATACCGTTTCGACTCTGCGCTCGGTGAAGCCTTCAGTGTTGCGTAACTCGTCTTTGATTTGGTTGTAGTCAAGGCCATTTTGCAGACCGTCTAACAGCACATCAGATAGTCTCGCCACATCATCCGCACCTATCTTAGTAATAAGGCCGATATTATCTTTGACCGCATCAGCAAGCCCCGCCATAGCCCGGCTACTTATGTAACGTGTTTGCACAGTGGGAATGGAATTTTGAAAAACCTTGTCTATGATGCCTTTGGTGACCTTGCCGGCTATGAAGGCTTGACGTTGTGCAGCACTCGCACTGCCGGCAATCGCTTTGATAAACCGTGTCACGGTAGCGCGCGAGGCGGTAGCAAGCAAAGCAGACCACGCACCCATGTTCGATGCCACAAACTTCTCAACGTCTGCTTTGAGCATCTCAGGGTGGGCCTTAGCGACCTCAGTTAAAATCTTACGCTTAAGCAGTTTTTCCTTTTGACGTTCTTCCGGTGTCTTGGCAGTTAGTTCGGAATCCCCAGCAAGCACGTGCTTAGACTCCAAAAACAACAAAACACGATTGAGTACATAAGACTGGAAATCGTGTTCTATCTTTGTGACCGCCTTGGTGTAGGCTTTACGCACTCCGGCATTAGGCTCAACTGCTTTCAGTGCTTTGGTTTTCTTCCGCATTGGTTAACCCCTCAAACATATTGCCAGCAGGCTCGACCGGTTCAGCCTCCATCAGATTGTCCGGCATTTCCTCATCGAGGCTCGACAATTCGAGGTCAGGGTCTTGGCGCACTAAGTCTCTTAACTCCTCAGCACTTATGGCCTGTCTATCTACCAACTGAGACAAGGCACCGATGCGAGTCTGAGCAGTCATTGCCTTAGAAGCCTTATCATCCTGACTCAGTGAGTTGAATGTGAACGTGATAGTAGGGTCGATGTAACCCCACTGCGTCAACTGCAAGACGTTGATTATCGTCTGTATCTGGTCTCTATACAGTTCTTGCTTAGAGGCGATGTAGTCATAGTAGTTCTTAATATCACTCTCACCAGTGGCATTAAAACCACTAGGAGAAATGCCTAACAACTTAACCGCAGGAGTACGATTGATACAAGCAATCAGTTCCAATGACTGTCGCACAATGTCAGTACACCCAGCGATTGAAGTCTGTACGTTGGTGACCGCCTCGCTGTCTTTATCACACACGAAAACAGAATCGTTATCACGATAACGCTGTAAGAACTCCATCTTTGCATCAAAATCTTGCACCCCAGTCTGACTTGATAATATTTCATCCATATCAGTCTGAACAACCAACAGTGAAATCTTATCAAGTAATTTGGCAGCACTAATACGGGTCTTGTTGAAATGCACCACATAATCCCACAGGATTTGTGCTTGTGGAATACCTAAGAAGTTGTAGTTAGGTCTCAACAGCATAGGGGGTTGGTTTTCGACGAAAGTCAGCATCCTTGAAGCATGAACCCTGCGCCCTAAAACCTGCCACACTTTGGGCACCATGTAATCAACGTCTAGCGGATTAGTGCAGTTATAAGCGACAGGTGAGACGTTGACAGGGTCGACAAGCACAAAACGTACATTAGAACCTTGTGACAGTTCAGCCGAAAACTCGTTAATAGCGAGTGGGAGTTCGGTGTCAGCGTCCCCAGTGTCTATAAAAATAAACGCTCCGCCCATGTAGCCGGTAGTGGTTACGGCTCGGTGAAATAGTTCTTTGACAGACAAACCGCCATAATTTGTGTCATTCAGTAATCTTTCTAAAACCTCGACTTTCTCGGCAGGGCCGTCAAGGGTTATCCAACGTCTTGACACATCATCGGCAACCGTCTGAATACAGGCCCTAATCATGCCGTTTTGGGCGATTTGTTGGAGCACCCCATAGCCCACAAACGAGGTGATAGGGTATTGACCTAGTTCAGCGGCATGGAGGGTCATTGACTCATAGATAGCATTAAATCCCCCAGCACTGTCAAAAGCCATATTGAGCTCTTTGCGCTCCTGTGTCGTGACTCCTGACATGGTTGCAGGTAGACCAAACTCTTTTTTGACTGCTCTCAGATTGGTTAAGGCTTTGAGTGTCCGCTCTGGGATGCTCAATAACTGGTCTCTCAAAGAGTCAGCGTCTAGTTTTTTCTTTTCCGGCTTGATTGTCTTTGGCCGGTTAGGTTTTCTGTTATCCATAGCGTAATCTCTTTAGGGCCTTTATGTTGTTGGGGTGCACGTGCTTAGATGCTGTGCTCATATCTGACAGTCCATAGCGTAAAGCATCAAGGCTATGACTGAACTCATGATCAGGCCTGCCGGTCGGCTTGCCGTCCCGTCCTCTCTCCCAGCAGTAATTTCTTATCTCATGCTCAAAGTTAGGGCAATCAGGCGAGAATATAATCTTAAAATTTTGCAGGCGCTGTATGCCATAATTAACAGAGTCCGGCCCTTTCAGAGCTGGCTTAGCGTTAATGCCCGCCTTGCGTAATTCTTCGATGCTTTTAGGCTCGGCGCTGTCACACTTGACAATTTCGTGCTTTAGGCCTAAATCCTTAATGGCTTGTGCAATATCTTGATTAGTAACATTGGTTAAGTACAACTCATAGCACACGTAGATAGTTTTGCCTTCCATGTCAACGAAACCACCAACGAAAGCGGTCGGGTCGGTAAAACCAAAATCGAGACCAAAGAAGGCCCTGTACTGTGGTCTGCCCATAAACTCAGCAGGACTTATATCTTGACATTCGGCATTAGGAAATATTAGACCCTCAGATATGCCCCAGAACCCCTCGCCCTCGATGCGGTAACGACGAGGGTTGTTAAGACGCATACTCTCGAATTGTCTAAGGTCTGATTCATCTAACCACTCATTGCACTTGTACGTGGTGGTGACCGCAAAAACATCATCACTAGGATTGTCAAAGAATCTAGTTTTTAACCAACATTCAGACCAAGGGTTAAACGTCAAAGTGAACTGCTTAAACAGCCCTTTCGGCATCACGCCACGGATTGACATCTCCAATTTGTTGAAGGTATCCTCGTTTTCTACCTCGTAGGCCTCCTCAAGCCACACCCAGCAGAGCACCCCTTTTGTTACCGTAATGGACGTTACTTTTAGGCTATCATCAAGGCCTCTAAACAAAATCTTTTGGCCGGTCGGTATGTAGGTTAACTCAAGCGGTGATACTGTGGCTTTCCATAAATCCGACACACCTAATTGCTCAATCGCCCAAAGTAAGACAGCATAACAGGAATTGCGCAAAGTACGCTCCCACCGTCTAACCACCAGCAGATTGGATTCGGGGTGAGCCATTAGGTTGATTATGTACCAATAGGCAACCGTGACTGACTTTTTAGAAGCACGTGAACCTTTAACGACTCTAAAGCGTTTCTGACAGTGCCAAAAGTCTGCATAGCCCTTGCCGATAAGTTTTGACAGGCTAAGAGTCTTTGAGGTCATCTTTAATAATCAGTTGAATAGGAGTTGTGTTCTTAACTTCTGCGTTAATTTCTTTACGCTCAGTCTCACGGTAGCCAAACCGGGTCTTTAGCAAAAACATAATCATGGCCTTGTCTGGGTCTTGTGGGTCGGTGGCAAGTCTGAAAGCGGTATTACTCAAAGCAATCTCAGCATCAATGTTGCCTTGCTCTAGCTCTTCAGCATAAAGCCGTCTTAGCACAACGGTGGAGAGTGCGACTTTGCGGGCAATGCGCTCGTGAGGTACGCCTAACTGTGCCATCTTGAGCACTTGCTTAGCGGTCTCTTCGTTGCGCGTCTTTCGTGGTTGTCCTTTGCCAGCCATATTACACCTCGCTAAATTTCACACCGTCAACCCTTACAGCCTCTTTGCCGGTTAATTTCTGCCACCTCTGAAGGATAACATCACAATAATGTTCATCTAGTTCCATTGTGTAGCATTTTCGCTTTAATTGCTCGCAAGTAATAAGAGTGCTACCACTACCGCCAAATAAATCTAAAACAATTTCGTTCTCTCGGCTTGAAGTTTTAATAGCTCTACAACATAGGGCTATTGGTTTAGGCGTTGCGTGGTTACCTGTGTCTTTTCGTTCCTCGATTGAAGTACGCTCAAAATGCCAAACGCTGTTCATGTTATCGTGGACATTGTCGAAATAAGCACGAGTTTTATAATACTCCCGCTTTAACTCGTCATACTCCCGCTTAAAGGCTTTTTCTTCTGCTTGTTTTTGCCAAGTCTGATATTCTTCTTTAGTTGGAAAAGACCACTGGCTTTTGTCAAACCAATGGCATCCACTTTTAGGGGAATGTCCTAGCATGACTTTCATATCAGCATTAGACCATCCCATTAAATCCCTTTGCTCTTTAAGATAAAGTCTTATAGGCTCCCATTTCTCGAAGTAATTATCTGCATTATTGTTGAAGCCCTGAACGCCGCACATCACAAATAAGCATTTTTCATCTGCTGGAGCATAACAACGAAAATCTTTAGAAAGCTGTCCTTGCCCTGTTCCCTTGTCCCATGTAATCAAATTTCTAAAAGTAAGCTTTTGGGCTTTAATCATAGGTTTTAAGATGTTGCTGTATATATCCATTAAAGGCTCGTCAATGCCCCAGCAATACCAAGAGCCGTTGTCTTTTAAAAACTTAAATGATAGAGGAATCCAACGCTTATTGAACTCTAGTAAATCATCATAATTTAAATTGTCGTTTAGTACGCCTTTAGCTTCTTTTTTCATGCCATAAGGAGGATCAATGAAAATCATATCAGCCAAATCATCTTGCATTAAGGCTTTAACGTCATTCTCTGATGTAGAATCGCCACACATTAAACGGTGTTCACCTAATATCCAAATGTCACCTTTCTGTGTCCTAAGCTCATCTGGTACTTCACTTGGTCCATCATCCTCGACAACTTCTAGCGTCTCTTGCAAGATGTCTTTTATCTCATCATCACTAAAGCCGATTGTGTCGAGGTTGTCAAAGCCTAAATCCTTTAACTCTGACAGTTCCACTTTGAGAAGATCAGCATCCCAGCCGGCATTTAAGGCAAGTTTATTGTCCGCCAAAATGTAGGCTTTCTTTTGTGCCTCGGTTAAGTGGCTTTCAACTAAAACCGGTACTTCGTCAAGCCCTAATTTTTTGGCGGCCAGTAGGCGACCATGGCCGGCAATCAAGCCGTTATGGTCGTCGATTATAACAGGGTTAATAAAACCAAACTCTTTAATAGAGGAGGCTAACTGTGTAACTTGTTCGTCCGAATGAGTGCGTGCGTTGTTGACATACGGAATCAAGTCGACAACTTTACGTGTTTCGTACTGCATAATCTTTTATAACGGTTATTTAATCGACTGATAGAGCATTATCAACTCATTTCTATCAACTGCCAACTCGTCCCGCTCTTTGGCGATAAGCAGGCAGTCTTCTCTAAGGTTTTCAAAATTCTGTCTAAGCCGTCCACAGTTGCAGGGGCCTGCAGTCTGACTGGTAGGGGAGGTACTGTCGGGCATCTTTGTGGTGTCGGTACTGCGACTTGACTCGAGCACCCCACTAGACAAAGCAAGAGAATACTTACGACTAATGTCATCATAATCAGCCAAAGCAGTTTTCTCGGCCTTATCTTGCACATCTTTGTACTCTCTCTCTGTTTTGATTTGGTTTTCGAGTTGCCTAACATCTGCTGTCATGCTCTGAGCATGTAATTTAGCAACTTCAGCCTCGTAGTAGTGCTTCGTGTAAGTATGACCTAACAGCCCGCCAATGAATAACGCTGCGATGACAGCATAAATTTGAATGTTCATGACACTCCCCATACCTAAAGGCAGAGATTGCAGCATTGACACTCCCCATACCTAAAGGCAGGGGATTCTAAAGAAGTCTGCTACGAGAGCCTTATTCTTTATGGGCTTGCCAAAAGCCCTCTACACAGTCCCTCAAAGTCGAAGTTCTGCTTACTTTTGCGAATTGACACTCAAGAATCACCCCACATACCATTAGAGCGATGCGGGGTAAAACGATATTTTGTTAATAACTGTGAAAAACAATTATCCGACCTCTCAGGCGGGTCACTCCTTTGTGAATGAATCACAAACCTTGGTGCCAACAGTAGGACTTGCACCCACACTCGTTTTTCAGTTAAGCCCAAAGAGGGCAAAACCTTACAAAACTGTGCTTCTTACACTACGCCGGCAGAAACCTGTTAATGCTCTAAAAAGAGCTCACGCTCGGCTTGACGTCTTCTTTTAAGGCCTTCTAGCGGTTTACCACCTGCATAAATCCATTTTGGAAATTCGTCGGCAGCGCCCCGAATATCGCCATGTGTGAATAGTCTCCAGAGGGTTGACCCAGCGAGTGCGCTTAAGCCAAGATTGAAGGCGAACGAAATGAGCGCATCGAATTGGTTCTGCGTAACGTTGAGTTCTTCTGCATTCAGCATTTTACACAGACCTTGCTCAAAAGTCTTTAAATCCTCTTGCAGAAGAAGGTCTGCTTCATCTTTACTGATTTTTTGACCCTCAAACACGCCTTCAGTATGGCCGTAGCCGATAGTTAAAATGCCGGCTTGGCAACGGTATGCATCTAATCTCAGTCCTTCAAACTTTTTAATTAAATCTATACCAGTTTTGCTAACCTTCATAATAACTCCATCTACACTAAAATATTTACCGCCTGTTGCCGTGAGGTGGGCGGTTCACCGAGGAGTCAGTTATGCACAACTGCACGGCCGTATGGTTTTTCAGGTTCGCCAAAACCCTAGCGAATCATACACGCTTAAACTTTAGGCTCTTGCTTACCGAGCCATTTCTCGAAAATCTTGTTTAAGGCAAGTTTAATTTGGTCAGTACCAATCCATGAAACAAAAACCGAAATCGAAATCACCATATCAGCGCTAAAATCAAGGTAATGAATGCCTAACTTGGTTAAACCCAGTGACAAAAGAGCGCAGGTACTGGCTTCAGTAATTCTTGCAGTCCACCGCATTTTAGGGCTCCGTTTGTAGGTTGACAGCAGAGAAGTGATGATCGCAACGACAAAACCCACGACAAAGGGGCTCTCAGAAATATGATTAGACTGCTCTGACCACCAAGACATTTTTTTAACCCTGTAAACGAAAAACCCGCCAATAGAGTAGCGGGTCTAATTTTTATGCACAAAACAAAGGAGACAGGGGGGGAAAATACAAACAATTTCTCAGCCTATCTAAACATAGTATATTCATTAGGAACGATCCATTCAAGAGGAAAAGCACGACAGAGTTCACAAAATTACAATTTTTGTCTCTTTTTCAACTCTTCAGCATTCCGCTCTCGGAATTTAGCCTTCCTCTCACAACCTCTCGCTAAGTCAATTTTGTATTTCTCAGTTTTCACTTCCGAGCCCATCAGCACCACCTCACCAGTGCACCACGACACTGCAACAGCGGGGTTCTGTTTTGCTCTGACATAGTGCCTGCACAAACGCCTAACTTTCTGGTACGAAACCTTAACCGCCTTGCAGCACTCGGCAAGACTTCGATACTCGACCCCCTTGTAGCAAAAACTTTTCACTGCACCCTCTCGGCCATGATGCAATACAACCGCTCCACAAAAGCGGTTAATATTTCTTTTACGGTTTTACTAGTGGCATTTTTGAGTACTAAGTCGTGTCTCCTATGACCGATGTCTCGCATTTGCAGTGCAATGTCAGTGCAAGACTGACAATAAACGTAATACTCCTTAAAAACCCAAAAACCCAACTCGTGCAGAGCCTTGAGCCTAACAAGGCACCTGTCAATCACCAAAGCAGCCTCGTCACTGATCGCCGGTACTTCACCCTCTTCACTCGCAACTCCAATAGCAGAGGGGCTTTTACATCGAGGCGCCCCATCTCCTCTAGACCACAAGCCGAAGTTGATTAGCAACCTCTGAAATTCTTCGCTTTCAGCTCCATCGGCTATTGCTTGTTTTATTTCGTTCATCTTTTTTTTTTAACCAAAATTAGCGGATTCTTGGGGCAGTCTGAACGTACAATCTTGCCACCATTCTAAGCGCTGTTTACAATCTTTAAAAATTTCTTTATACTGCTTGCCTTGAGTCATGCCGAGCTCTATGACGTGGATGATCATGTTTTCGATTTCATCGAGAGTATTCAACTGTTTAGCGTT